GCGTGCGATGTGCAGTTTTCCCGGATGAACTTTCGAGCGCGGCAGATTGACACGGTAGCCGAGCGGGCAAGCCATATCCTGACGCTTGACGGGTCTAGCAACACAGACGCCAATGTGTCGCTAAACCGTGGTCCGCTTTATGGTATATCGGTTTATGCGCAGCATTGGGATGGCGATGTTTTGCGCGGGCTTTGTGCGGACAACAACGATATTTCAGTAGTTGGCGTTAGGGCTGGCGGCACGGGGCGGCTATTCTATGGCCGGGGGCCGACCGCAGCTAAGCCGCAGGCTTTTTCGTCAAATGCCATTGTTTACGCATCGGGCACCGGGGCCATTGTTCAGGAGGGCACCGACACGGCGGGCGTCACGGGTGGCGTTTGGAATAGCATTGTTTACGACAGCGGCAATGGAACGCCGATCCCGACGGCAGGCACGGGTTCGCGCTGGACCTCGCAGCGGACCAGTTTTGGCGAACGGGGCGATGAAGATTTGATGAGCGTAGTGGTCGCGGATAGCATCACAAACGCACGGGCGGCCCGAACGGCCAAAGGGACGGAAAGCCTCCGCATAAGCAACAGCTCCAACAATCACATCAAAATCGCTGACGGCGTGGGGAATGAGTGGGGCGTTAGTATTGAAGGTGCGAATGGCAATCTACGCTTCAACCGTATAGCAGGAACTGGCGAGGTTGTTCTAGGTGGCGGAACGCCTGTTAGCGTTAACGGCCTTCTAACCGCCGGCTCGTTTATCAAGCTGGCTAACTACACCGTAGCAGCCCTTGGCCCTCCGGCCCCAGTGGCCTACTGCCGAGCGTTTGTTACAGACGCCACCTCAACCACTTTTAACTCGGTAGCCGTAGGCGGCGGGGCTAACAAAGTCCCGGTGTGGTCCGATGGCTCCAACTGGCGGATTGGTTAACACATAATGAGCCTTAAAGTATCCGAGGTGGCCACTACGGCCCCTCCAACTGCTATCAGCGGTCTGATCGCCTTCGGTGTTCCACTCGACCAGTTTGTAGTGGTGCTGACGCTAGTGTATCTGATCTTGCAGATCGCATGGTTTATCTACTCTAAGTATAAGGTAGTGACCGATGGCGGCTAACGAAGACAAACTCGGCCAGCTACACGACAAGGTGGCTAACGTTCTCCTTGAGGCGCTTGACGGGGAAATCCTGCCGGGCTACGACAACGGGGAGGAAGTTGTCCCAGACAAGCGGCTGCTACCCAGCGCAGCGATCATCGCCGCAGCTACCAAGTTTCTCAAGGATAACGACATCACCTGCATCCCTGCCGAGAACAACGCCCTAGGCGCTCTCGAACAGCGTATGCAAGAGCGTCGCGCGCGGCGTGGGCCGACCCTCGTTGACTTCGACGAGGCACGGGCAGCGGCGGCACAAAGGACTGCGTAATGGCTAAAGAAACTGCTGACGCCCAAGAAAGGCGCTGGGCGGAGCTGGACTTCCTCCAGAAAGAATACCGAAACTTCGGGGACTTCCTGCAAGACTGCATGGATTTCTTGGGATTTAGGACCAGCGACATTCAACTCGACGTTGGCAGCTTTATGGCTTATGGGCCTCCGCTATCCATGGTGGAGGCCCAGCGTGGGCAGGCTAAGACTACTATCGCTGCTATTTTTGCAGTATGGTGTTTGATCCACTCCCCCGCTTACCGCGTCCTAGTTATTTCCGCTGGCGGGACACAGGCTAACGAGATTAGCACACTGATCGTCAGGATCATCCTAGGTATGGACGAGTTGGAGTGCCTGCGCCCGGACAAGACTGCCGGTGATCGCACTTCCGTGGAAGCCTTTGACATACACTACACGCTAAAGGGGGTGGACAAGTCCCCCTCTGTGGCGTGTGTTGGTATCACAAGCAACTTGCAGGGCAAGCGCGCCGATCTGCTTATCGCGGACGACATCGAAAGCGCTAAGAACAGCCGCACGGCTTTGATGCGCGCTCTGTTGCTCGACCTGACACGGGACTTCTCGTCGATCTGCTCAACGGGGCGCATCCTGTATCTAGGGACGCCGCAGAGCATAGAGAGCATTTACAACACCCTACCCAGCCGTGGATTTACCGTCCGCATCTGGCCGGGTCGCTACCCTACCTTGGAGCAGTGCAAGAATTACGGCGGTATGTTAGCCCCTATCTTGGTTCGCCGGATGGAGGCTGACGCGAGTTTGTGTGGCGGAGGTGGCCTTCTCGGCGACCAAGGAAAGCCGACAGACCCCACCTACATCACGGAAGATGTGCTACAGGCTAAAGAGGCTGACCAAGGGTCGGCGTATTTCCAGCTACAGCACATGCTTAGCACTGCCCTGTCTGACGCAGGGCGCTATCCGCTCAAGTTAGACGAGATCATTTGTATGCCGCTTGGGCGCAGGTATAGCCCACAGCAGACGTTCCCACTTACGGTGTCTCGTGGTCTAGGTGTAGGCACTAAAGATGTGCTGGTTAACACCGTTCCGTATAAAATGGCCCCTCCAGGAGGCCTATCGGAAGACCAGCAGGCGCTGCAAGGTAGGGTTCTTTATGTGGACCCCGCAGGCGGTGGCGCTAATGGGGACGAGACAGGCTACGCCGTAACTGGCTTCCTTAACGGGAACATCTATGTGCTGGCTGTCGGGGGACTTCCGGGCGGCTATAGCGTGGAGCAAATGACCCGGCTTGCCAACATCGCGAAAGACTGGCAAGTCAATGTGGTCAAGGTAGAGAAGAATATGGGCTATGGTGCATTTACGCAGGTGTGGCTTCCAATTCTGCGGTCGATCTACCCGGAGGGCAGCGTCGAAGAGGATTACGTGACTGGGCAGAAAGAGCTTAGGATCATCGAAACCTTGGAGCCGATTATCAGCCGGGGCAGCTTAATCTTAAACGAGCAGATCGTAGCCGACGACGCCGAAATGTCTTCGCGCTACGAAGTATCTAAGCAGACCGTCTATTCGCTATTCCATCAGATTAGCAAGATTACCCGTGAACGCGGTGCGCTCATGCACGACGACAGGGTAGACGCGCTCGAAGGGGCTTGCCGTCATTGGGCGGAAATGCTTGCAGTAGACCAGAAGAAGAGACTAGAGACGCTCCGCAAAGAGGAGTGGACCCGGCGCATGGCCGACCCCATGCAGAGAAATCGGTATAGCACTACTGGACCTAACCCGCAGGGTATGTCCATGCTATCCAAATACAGGAGATAACATAATGCGTGAAGCAGCCCTGCCCAGCCCCGGCCCCGGTAGCCGTTCGATGCACCTGCGCCGTGTAGCGGCTAATCGTATCTCTTCCCTCGAAGTCACTATGGACAAGTTCACCAATGGCATCCACCCAGATGCCGCAAAACTTAAGGCGTTCTTTGACGCTGCTTCGGTTGCCGCAGGAGAGGCCGCTAAGCGCAAGACTGTGGCAACGCTGACCGCCGCGTCCGGCACGGTAGCCGTTGCGGGAACGCTGGCCACTACCTTGACTAAAGGCGGCTCTGCTGGCGCGGCTACGTATGCCACCAGCAACGCTGCTGTAGCTACCGTGAGTGGTTCTGGCGTGGTCACTGGCGTGGCTGCGGGTAGCGTTGAGATTACCGCGACTGTAGCTGGCACATCCACCTACCGCGTCGGTAAGGCCCGCCTCAAGCTGACGGTGGCATAAATGTGGTTTAGCAAAGACGGAAAGTCCGTCACGGTCGCCAACACCGAACCGTTGCCCATCACCTCTCCAGTCACTAACGTTAGGGTTGGGTTTGAAGACGCCATCGCAAGCGGGGTAGACGGGATTGAGGCTATCCTAATGCGCCTTGGCTCTGGCATGACTTGTAGCCAGACTTCTGGCTCTTTGGTCGTTGGGGCGGGGACTGCCGCCAATTCCGAGACGCTGGTCCGCCTGCTCGACCCGGTTAACCCAAGTAAGCTATTCACGTTCACTGGTAGGTTCAAGGCTGTCTGGGGTCTTACGCTGTCGCAGCGCATTGTTAACCAAGAGGTCGCCGTAGAGTTTGTAGACCTCGTAGCATCGCAGGTAGCGGCTACGGTGCTAAGCACCACTAGCGTGGCGGTCACACTGTCGCCGATGCCTTTTGCTGTTAAGCATATCGGCCAGAAGATGTATCTAGGAAATCTGCTCGGTATCAGCGCGCAGACGCAGTATGCAACTCTCGCGACTGTTGTTGGTAACGTCGCGACGTTTACTGTTGCGGGCTACCCGGCAAGCGGCTCTGGCACTCTGGACATCTGGGGATGGAACCACTACTCGGTTATCTACGATGGCACATCAGCCACTGCGGCTAAGTTCCAGAATGCTGCGCGAGGCTACGCATTCGGTCCAACCTCGGCAACAATCAGCACCACTGCAACCGCTGGATCGCATGTTCCGTATTTGTCGCCGGATGGGATGGAGGCAGTGTTCGGGGAGAAGCCGGGTGCGTCTGTCACGCTTGGGGCACTTACCCAGCGCGCCTCGTCCATGCGAAACTTACCGCACGAGCATACCAAGCTAATCTGCCAAATCCGGGTGACTAATTACAGCACAGCCCCGGCATCCGCCACGACGGTTACTGTCAACTTCATCAATATTGACACTACTCCGTATGTCAATGCGGTGATTGCGGGTGTTGGCCAGATGTCCAAGGTATCGCCGCTACCCGTTGAGCTTGCTATGAGTTCCGCAGGGGTGGCGCTGGCCTCTGGCTCCACCACTATTGGTAGGGTGCTGTCAGCGGCTGATAGCTCCGCGATCGCCGGTCTAACTGGCTATCGGGGTAGTTCCGCCATTACAGGTGCCAGCGTTAAGGCATCGGCAGGGCGGCTCTATGGTGCCACTGTCACCAACCACGCTGCTACTACTCGGTATGTCCATGTCTACAGCAAGGCCTCTGCGGCTACGCTAGGGACGGACACCCCTCTGCACAGCATTGGGCTACAGGCAGGGCAGACCACGGTGTTTGACAGTGCAGTCGGGATCAACATGGCCCTAGGTATTGCTTGGGCAGCCACTACGGACAACGTAGCAATCCCGGTAACGGCAGCAACAGCGGGCGATGTCTCTATCTCCCTCCGCTACGCCTAGAGAGGAAGTCTAATGCGACGACGCACCATTATCTCGGCGGCGTTATCGGTGCTTGCCAGCAGTTCCCTGATTGTAGGGGCTGCTGGCGTAGGCACTATCCAGCGCGCCGAAGGCAAACGCTATAAGACCTATCTGGATGCTGTCGGCATTCCCACGGTATGCTACGGCCACACAGACGACAATCTCCGTATGGGCATGTCCTTCTCCCAACAGGAGTGCGACTTGCTCCTTGTCGCTGACATGGCCCGCGCTAACGAGCAGATCAATCACTGCACCTCCGCCCCGCTAACAGGCAACCAACGAGACGCTCTAATCTCGTTCGTGTTCAATGTGGGTGGAGGGGCATACTGCAAAAGCACACTGCATAGCCTAGTAAACCAGAAGCGGCATACCGCTGCCAGCAAGGAGTTTGGTAAGTGGGTTTACGCCAGCGGTGGCCGCAAGCCTATCAAGTTAGCTGGGCTGGTTGCTAGGCGCAAAGACGAAGCAAAGTTATTCACTAGCACGGCTGCGTGGAAGCCTTACGAGCTAAAACGCCTGCTGGTCGCCTACGAAGGAGCAAAATAATGCTATTCAGTTGGTTCTCGTCCGGCATGTCCCGCGTGTTGCTGGTTCTCGTCGCCATTCTGGCCCTGTCAGCAGGGGTTCTGGGGTGGCGGGTGTCAGTGGGTCAGTCAAAGATCGTCGCGCTCCAAGGGGCGTTGCAGGCCAAATCAGAGGAGGTCGCCAAATTGACCGCCGAGGGGGAGGCAAATAAACTGGCCGCAGAGGCTTACACCAGAGTATTAGAGGCTATTAACGCTAAGGAGGCACAAAAGCGTGTTGTTATCACTAAAGTCCTTGCGAACAGCCCTGATTGGTCTAATCAGCGCATTCCTGATGCTATTGCTAATGGGCTGCACGAAGACTAAGCTGGTATTCCAAGTTCCTCCTGCGCAGTATACGCAGGATTGCCCTAAGCCCAACCCAGCCCTAACGGATAACGCCAGCCTAGCGCAGGCTTATCTGGAGAGGGGCAGTGCTATTGACCGCTGTAACGCAGGTAAGCAGGCGTTGCGGGTATGGGCGCAGGAGCTACAGGCCAAACCGGCTACGGCCAAAAATTGATATGGTTACGCGAGGAGGCACCTCAGACAAGATGTGAGGCCAAATTCCCCCGTATGGGGGGCCAAATCGGGCCAAGCGGGGTGCCCTTTGGCCCTGCCAGCCGGTCCGGTGCCCGCCCCTCGCCTAACCGGGGCCAGCTATGTCAGCTTGTCAATATCGCTAGGGCCAGACCATCTCGTTTCCTTCCTCGTTACCGTTTCGATGTCCCCATCCTAGCAACATCGGCGGGTAGGTCAATAGGTTTTTTCGCAGCCATGTCGATTTATTGCATATGCCCTAGAATGCCCTAGGAAGCCCATGGAGCGTGTCGAGCCTATCTGGGCCATACGGGTATCGGGCCGGGCTGTTTACGCGCTTAGACGGGAAATGGGGTAATTGGCACGGATCATGCAAATACATATGGAACGCGCGTGGGCGTATGCGGGCGTATCTATGTAAACCGGGCAGGGCAGGGACCGCCGGGCAATCTGTATTGGTTTTTTGCCGGGGGGAGCGGCGGGCAGGCCGGGGAACGGCGATGGATGCACCGGCCCGCCATTTATGGTCCCTATACGAGGAGGCGGGTTAACGGCCTTTCCGTTCATCCATTCTAATCTATATTCGCCGCCAGATAAGCGAGGGACCGCCAGCCCTGCCCGGTCTATACCTAGCAGAGCCGCCCATAACGGCGATGGATGCACCGGCAATAGGCCTGCCCATGCTATGCCTAGCCCGCATACCACGGCCCACAACCGGGCAGGCCATACGAAAACCTAAGCAAACCGGCGGCTTGCAAACAAAATGCACCGCCATGCAAAAAACATATTGACCGATGCAAGGCATGGGCTTAGACGGGGTTCACCAAGCGGGAACAGCCGCTTCCCTTCCCGGCCAATAGGCGGGACGGCCAAAGCCCCACGGGGCAGGGGCCAAGGGGAAGCCGGGGAAGCCCACGCGGGAACCACTAGGGATTGAAAGCCCTCTAGTGATGCAGCCACGGGTTAAGGATGTCGCCTTAATCATAGACTAGCAAGCCCCTTGTGATAACGGGCGAGCGTTGGCGGTAAGTGTGAGCATAGCAGCCACACTGGGGGCAGGCCGTAGAAACGGCCGATAGCCTCCCGCATATTGATCCGGTCAATATAGGATTGAGCGCAAGTGATAGACCCTAACTTACAAGCGGTTAGGCTCTCGACTACTGTAAGCGCCGTCGCCTCTTAGCAGAGATTTACACAAGAATGCTAAGCCAAGGACAATCCGATAATGCAGGCAACCGCGACAATATCAAATTGAACCGCCTAGTGTGACAAGCTAGGCGGATTGCATAACACTCTAACGATTGGTGCAAGCTAATCCATCAACCCGCTAGGCTTTGGGCTTAGCGGGATTTTGGTTTATAGTGCAACGAGGAATGATTTATGGAATTGAACCTAGTGAGCGCGCAACGTTACGCACAACGCGAGTTGCAGAAGGTGCCGGGCTTTGAACGTATGATAGGTGCCTATGAAGTGACCTATGACGACGGGCCAACGGTATGCACTGCCATTGCTGCAATTGGCGGCGGCCCAATCAGCATGGAAGTGTGGATTGAGGATGTGGGCAATGGTCCCTTTATATACGGTGAATGGTGACGTTACATTCCTTAGCCCCGCTAACACTAGCGGGGTTTTGGTGTGTAACGTGACTGGAGATTAAATATTATGACCGACAAGATTAAAGAGCTTTCGATTGCGATCATCGCCAGCCTTAAAGTGGGCGGCAAGTTTGATCCTGCTAAGGTGAAGGCCAAGACTAGCGGCCTTGCCAAGAGCGCTGCAAACGTTGTTGCTGGCATTCATGCGGTGGGTGTGGCCTGCCTGCAATTCGCGGCCCCCGTTAGCCATGGCGGCAATACCAATGGGGAACCTGCGCGCCAGCTTGTGAACGCCTTGCCCAAGGGTGTGCGGCAAAAGGCTTTGGTGGCGTGGCTTGAGGCGCATTCAAACATTCGCCTTCGCTATGACAAGAAGGCGGGGGAATATACGGTTAAGCTCATCGGCCCGGACCTGCCCAAGATGTTCAAGGATGGCGACACGTTGGCGGCGCTGGCGATTGCGGGTGAAGCCCAACCGTTTTGGTCTGTTGCGGAGAAAGACCACGCGCCAAGCGAGTTTGACGCCGTGGCCCGGCTGGAGCGTATGCTGGCCGCCGCCGACAAGTTTGACAGCGGCGTTGCTCAAATCATCCGCGATGCACAAGAGGCTGTAAGGGTGCGGCTGGCGGCCATTGACGCCGCGAAGGCTTTCAAGGCTGACGCCGAATGAGCGACTATCAACCTAAGCCGCTTTCCATGCTCAGCTATGAAAAGCGCCGCAAGGTTGCCAGCGTTGCCTATGACAGCTTCACTGCAACATATCGCACGATGCAAATAGGTAAGCCAAGGATGGCAGGTGAAACGCGCCACCCGCGCTGCGATTGCTAAGGCAAAGACGTTACCGTCTAGTTAATCCTTTCGCCCGCTTGGCATAGTCTAGCGGGCGTTTGGTTTACCTAGAGGAGGATTGAGCATGAACCCGGGATACGTGACCGAATACAACGCCGCCGTGATGGCGCGTTACCGCGAAAGCGATGTGGCATTGGAGGACTACGCCGATTTCCTGTCCGTCTACTTAGAGGCTAACGACACGGGGGGCGTGACGCCGTGGTTTAACGGTAACGGGTTGTGTCATGCGCTTGGCTCTTGGCTTGGTGGGGGCCGATTGATGGAGGCGTATGACTTCATCGAAGGTCGCATGTTAATCACGGGTAAGGTGGACGCGGCGGGCCTGCCCCTTGCCTACCTTGCGCCGTGTGGATCATATCCAGCGCATTTCCACCCGGTCCGGGTGGCGTGGGCGCAGGCCGAATACGACCACATGCGCAAAGTTCTTGGCGGGACCGGACTGGGCGACCCTATTATGAGCAAGCAGCGGAGGGCGGCCCGTGTGTCATTCCACGATTAAGGGCGTTCGCGCCCACTTAGGCCCGCGTGGCGTTAAGGTTTCCGCGATAGCCCCGGTTGATGGGGATTATGCGTGGCAGGCATCCATCGTAAAGGATGGGGTGCTGCATTACGTGACGGCCAGCGACCCGCATGAACTTTATGTGCGAGCTTTGCGCCGCCTTCCCATGAGGAGTTTGTGATATGACGATTAGCATTTACGATTACCGGGATTTCCTCCGGGCATACCGCAGCGGCTCCGACGAACGGGTAACGGAAGACCGGGAACACTTCGGGGTGTGTCGTGTGTTCCGGGACTGGCTCCGCCGGAGGGAAGCAGTCAACCCACACGCGGCGTGGTCCTACATGCTCGACCGCTTTCAGGACCGTCTCGGCGGGTCGCTGGCCTGTAGCTGCTACCCGTTCGGCTACCTGCCCGCCACAGGCGCGCACCTAGTCCCCGCCCGAGCCGCCTTCGTAGAGGCAGAGTGGGAATGGGCGCGGGGCCAGTGCGCCTATGCTGATTTCATCCTCAAGCCGTTTATGGCAGCAGGACCAAATGACTTGGCCGCTGGCCTGTGCAATGGTTTTGAGCCTGCCCCCAACAGCGGCAAGCATTTCGAATATATGTATGCAAAGCGG